TCATGCATTGTGAAGTCTCTTAAGAAAGCTACTCCCCAATAATCCATGTCTAATACCCAAGCATCTCTATCTCTAGAGAACCTGTTAGGTACTACTTGTAGTTGACCGAAGTCAGAAGCGTAAACATCTACTGATGTGTATAAAGTTGCATCAGCACCTGCGTCAAATCTAGTACTGTTACCAGTGAATCCTGACAATTTTTGTTTATTGAAAGGTCCAACCATAATCATAGTTGGATTTCCACCAGCACTCCATACTGATTTAATTACAGATTTCAAGAGAGTTTCTGTGAAAGCTCTTTGAGTTCCATCAGTTGCTGCAGTATTACCTACAGAACCAGATGTACCAGAAGTGCCCATAACGTCATTAGTAGCAACCCATGCTCTTAATGAACCCATTTCTCTTGCTGCTGTTGCTGAACCTGTTACTTCAGCGTTGTTAGTTGTTAGCATTGTTTCCAAATCTCTTTTAAGCTCCTTAGCTCTTTTAGCGACTTGGTATGCTATTTCAGATGCACGACCAGCTTTATCGACTGCTTCCTGCGTACCTGTGATTACGATAGTCTTGTCCATAATTTGGCAAGAGTTAGATAATCTAGTTGTTGCAGTGATAGCGTCTATACCTACTTCATTACCTTCGATAACAGCATTATCTGATGCTGCTGCTGTTAGCGAGTCTGTTTGCCATTCATGTAGAACTGCAGTTGCTTTTGTTTTAGCTGCAGAACTAAGAAAAGGCGTATCTGTTGGTGAGATGTTATAAATAACATCCGACAGATCTTCACGTTCACCAATCGAATCATACGTGTCAAACGTATTACCAAATTGTGCCATTGTTTATTTCCTTGTTGTTTGAGATTTAAGATTAATCATGTCAAGCAAAGCGTTCTGAGCATCTTTAAGATGTCCAGTTTTCTTTAATCGACCGATTTTATTTCTTATTCCCTCTCTACCTGAACTTGCACTTGATTTGGCTATTCCAGATTTTACAACTCTAGGTGCGTTAGCTACCTTCTTCTGGGCTATAGGTCTTTTATCTTTAACAGATTTATAACTCATAGCATCTCTAATCACCATTAACATTCGATGATCAGCCAGACTCCCAATTTCACCATCATTGAATCCATAACTTCTAAGCGTTGTACGCATATTGGTTTTGAATTGGTCGGTTTTATTAGGATCGCTGTACTCTGGTATTGTCGCTGCTGCTAATTGTCTTTGTGCATCAAGGTATTCACTATATTGTTTTTGATATGCTTCATTTGCTTTAGACTTCATGCCATCAATCTGACTTTTTTGTTCACGTAACTGGTAGTCCAGTCGAGCTGCAGATGTGGGATCTTCGTCATAAAGCTTTTGAAGATCTTTACTACCTTGTTGTTGTCTGATGAAACTATCAGCAGTTCCAATCAAGTCGTTTAGTTCTGATAAACGAGTATCATAAGATTGACGAAAACTCTCCTTTTGACTATCAAGATCTTTTCTCTCTAAGCCTAAAGTATGAGTTTTTTGTCTGTAATCCGAGTCTCGTGAATAACCTGCTTTCAGCTCATCGAGGCTGACCTCTAACTCTTGACCACTAACTTTAATGCGGTGGAGTTCTGGTTCCTCTATTTCTGTTTGCGTTTCTTCTTCGATGTCGGGTTTTTCAGTAGCTACTTCTTTGGGAGTTTCTTCAGACTCTGATTGACTCTCTTTTGAAGGTTCCTCTTTGATCTCTTGAGGTTGCTCTGAGGGGACTGCTTCTTTTTTCTCTGGTTCTGCTTGTCCTTCTTTAGGATTCAGAAGTCCAGATATTTTTTTAGCAGCACCTTGAACAGTTTGTTCTTGTGCCATTGTAACGTTCCTCCTTGTGGGTTGACGTGTAACGAGCTCCTAGAATAGGTTAGCTCTTATTTAAAAGCTCAAGATCTTTTTGAGCTAGTTTTCCGCTTTCCATGATAGTTTGCAAATGTCCTTTGATTTTATCTAGCATATTATATGCCATCCAAAGGGATCTACGTTTTTCATCGTCAGCAAAACTTGTGTGGAAAATCTCCTGCTTATAAGTTTCTAGGAGATCTTCAAATGCCTGTTTCAGTAGGGGATCGTTTAGGAGAACCTGGGCTCTCTTTCCCTCCCTTATCTGTGTTTCTTTTTTGTCCATCATTAAAGAATTGTTGTTGACCTTTTACTATCTCTTTCATTAAATCTCCAGATTT